TTACACCTCTCTTAATAATGGTAACCTCAATGATTGTATTCGTTTAATAAAAAATTCTTTATCTTCTACTACTTCCATTCCAGAGTCTAATTTTCTTACAGTATTGCCCATACCACTAATTGCTGATTCTACATTTTTACCTAAAGCTTCTTTGGTACTTGCAACTTCTTTTTGAACTTGTGCCATAGCTGCTGGTGCTTGTGCTTGTAACTCACTTAGTAATGCTGGTGTCTGTGATTGCAATTCTGCTAACATTGATGGTGCTTGTGATTGTAATGTACTCAATCCACCAGTAAGACCAGTAGCAAGATTATTTGATTTACTTGATAACGAACTTGTTAAAGCAGAAAGACTTTGATTACTAAAAATTGGTGTATTATTTTGTAAAGCCGATTGTACGTTATTTGGTATTTCTTGAAATGGTAATTTAACTGGTGGCGCAAGTGTAGTTTCACCAAGCTTTGGTGCAATAGCTGGTAATTTCTGTAATGTACCATCTGGATTTTTTAGAATATTTGGTATAGATGGATTACATGGATCAAAATCCAAACCAAGTGAAAATACTGATTTTGATAAATCATTTAAATTTAAATCAACGAATCCTCTAAGACCAAGTGCTTCTGCATAATCTTCAGCAATAGAAAGTATTTTACCAGCAGCTGCAAGACTAGCTAATGGTAATTGTGCCAATGCAGCTAAATCTTCTCTTAGTGATTGTGGAATTGTTGGTATTGGAATAACACTAGCTATTGAACTACCAAGAGTCGATAATGCACCACCAAGAGTATTAGCTAGTGCTTGCAAACCATCAGGCGTACCAAGATTCAAATTGATAAATGTATCAATTTGTGTTTGAGCACCAATTTTTAAATTATTTAAATTTACAGTTACTCCACAACTCAAGCCTTCAGTCGGATTTCCAAATGACATAACTTCTCCTTATAATTGCGTTGATTCTATAACGGCACAAGATATTGCACCATTTCTCGGCGGATCTTGATCGCAACCATGATCTGTTCCACTCTCATGCCTTGAAAACGTATCAGCTCCAGTATGTGTATGTTTATCACTTTCCCATCTTTCATAAAATGCACCAACATAATCTTTATGAGTAGTACCACCAATTTTGTTCTTAAATGAACCAAGTACATTAATGGATGAACTACCAGAAATCTGTGCAGTTGAATTACCAGCAATAGTCTCAACAACATTACCATTAACAGTAATATTACAATTAGAGTTTGTTGAAAAGCCCATATCACTCAAAGCTGTAATGTCGATTGCTTCTTTACTAACAAGTGTTACATTTTTCTGTACGACAGTACCCATAGTACCAAGTGTCAATTCTTTTAAATTACCAGTAATAGACTCAACAACATTACCAAGAACATTGATTGTTCTATCAACATCAATATTGATGATTTGATCTTTACCAACTTTTAGATCACAATTACCATTGACCACTGCTTTTCTATCAGCCAATACTTCTGTTACTTCGTTACCAGAGATTTTTGTTCTCTTATCACCATGCACGTTTAAATGATAATCACCATATACTTCTTGAACTAAATCACCCATATACAATAAACGACAATCACCACCGATTGTAACATTACACGTTCCAGTTATGGTAACATCTTTATAACCAAGAGTTATTTCATAATCATTAGCAACAACTTTTGTTACTTTAGTACCATCTGGTTGTATTTCTTCAAATGTACCTGATCTATGAAATTTATGTAATCGTTCTGCGTTTGGTGTATCGTCCCATTCTTCAACATGACCACTTTCACTCATACGAACATGATTAAATGGATATGCAGAACTTAAACTAACAGTAGCTAAATACTCAGTTGGACTATCTGCAACTCCGCCATATCTTGGATTTGGTTCATTCCACGGTGCAGTTGCATAGAGTGATGTGTTTAATGTATTATCAACAGTTGTTGTCATATCACCAGCTATACCAACTGGAACATTTTTTGTTCTTGACTGTCTTTTGTAATTTAGTGATGGTGAATCTTCAGATGTTTTGCCATCATCAGATTTTAATGGTACTGGAATTTCACCACTACCTCGTGCAAGACGATTTGTGTCTGGCTCGTTTAAATGTGTTGTTAATGGATATATACCATCTGGATCATTAAAGCCTAATTTTGGATTTGCTTGATCTTCAGGCTTTCCACCGAATGTTCCCATTATTACTGGTTCTTGAGCATTTTCACCATCACGAAAAAAACCAAAAACCCAAGTGCCTTCAACTGGCCCCATTGGTGTTGTACCAATTCCATTCATAGCTGCAGATGTAATTGGTTGAACTGGTGTAGCCCAAGGCAAATGGTCTGTTGGTATTCCAATACCATCAACTTTATTATCAGTATGATAACCAAGAATACGAACACGACAACGACCGAGTTTTAACGGATCTATTCTATCTTCAACGACACCCTGCCACCATACAAAATTACCAAACATAATTAGTTCTCTTTCTCTCTAATTGGTCTATTAATTACTGCTTCTTCAAGTGCATCTTTAGTTATTTCAATTTTCATAATATAACTTATTTTATTATCTTTCGCCTCAAATTTCTGAAACATATGTTTAATAGCGGTAACCATGTAAATACCACTAAGAAATTTATCATATAAAATATCAGATTTCTTATCACCCTCAGTAGATTCTGGTGTTGGAATATTAACTTGAACAGTATGGCCTACTCTTAAAAATGAATTACCAGCAACTTCTAATAGTAATGTAATATTCTCATAAGCACTTAATTGAGCTTTTCTTTGTAATTTCCAATCTTCAACTTTATTATCATATAGATCACCAACATTTTGTGAATACATCTGGTTATGTTTTGGATAAAACTCAACAAGACTATCTACCATATGTGGTAAATCTTTTTCAGTAGTAATTGGATAACTGTTTTCTTCATCTTGTGGTGCATAGCTTACTCTTGGTACACTAGCTGATTTAATTTCCATTTCAGATGCAGATAATATCGGAAATGTACCAACATGATTCAAACCAAAGAAATTATCATAAGCACTAAAATCATATTGTGTTATCTTTTTTCTAACAATATCATGTGTTATTAGTTTTGACGCATATGCACCATTGTAAGAATTTTGAATTTTATCAAATTGTTTAAGATAATATAGACTATCAATTCTTTGGATTCCACGCGACAAATTTTCTACACCACTTGCATCACCAGAACGCTGAATATACTGATATGTAAAAACTGGCTCTTCATCAACAAGAGAATCTATACTTTTAAAATGCATACCATCTATTGTTTCATAATAAACATAATTGATAGCACTAGACTCATCAGCGTTAGCTCTATTTGCTAACCACATGATAGCTGCAATCGGTCTCATATTTGGTATAATTAAAGTTTCAAGCCTTGATGTTGGTTCAATATCTATATTTCTTCCATCACTCAAATACTCATAATATATATCAGCAACGATATTACTTATTTTCTGATTTCTATAAGAACGTGATATTTTAGAATGTGTACTACTCATAAACTGTTCAGAAAATAAATCCAAAGTAAATCTTTGTGCCTTTGGTGCAGTAAAATATCTAGTATTTAAATTATTAACGTGCATTGGAGGTGGTTTGATTGTATGAAATGTATCTTTAGCACTACTATCAACCGCCTGCAAAGATATATCAATATCCAAAGTTTCTTCACCGACAACTGGAAACTTCTCTGGAATATTATAAGAATCAGATAAAACTATATTACCAACTAAGCCTGGCTTAAACAAATTTTCTTCTATTGTCAATTCAAGAAGAAATGGTGTTAAATCAACTTTACCAAGTGCTGATCTCATTGATAAATCATTTACTGTTACGTCTTGTGCATTTTTTTGTTTATCGGCCATTTTAAACTCTATGCAATAAATTTCTTAAATTCATTAATAATCTGTTGTAAGTATTCTGTTCTAATAATATCAATCGTTCTCTTTTTATCATTAAGCTGTTCTTCATATAAAAAATTAGTTATTGCAGTTCCACCAGATGCTGTAACTCCAGGAGCAATAAGTGTTCCGGGCGCATCAACTATAAAACCATCTTTTTCATAATGATGAATACCATTAGGGCCTCCAACATTTTTATATTTATCTGATACATATTTCTGTAAATCATAATATGTCATAGGCCAATCATAATATGGATCACTCATATAATTTGCATACATGATAATCCAATGAAGTGTAGAATCACCATAAATTTGATATGCAAGTGTATCTGCTCTATCACCATCTTTAATAAAGTATTGTTCAAAAAGAGCTGCATTATTGACTTCAATTTTCTTTCTAACTCTTTTTAAGAGATTAGTAATTTTTTGAAATTGAGCATCATTTTTCTTTCCTCTAACATCATAAACAATGGTTGGAAAATAATTGAAATAGGCCATAATTAATATCCTCCTTCGACATCACCACTTGTAACAATATCAATTTCTTCAAAACCAAGTTGAAGTGTTACAGTAGCTGGTGCGCCATTTTCAAAAGAACGCCATCCGGCTGTCATAAAATTTGTATTAACTGATTTACAGACCATTGGTTTAAGTCTTGGTAAATTTTTATTTTCTTTAAGATTATCCCCAGCAACCAATGTTAAAAATTCTATTTGAAACTCATCTGGATAATTAAATATTGTTTTTGATGCATCTTTAAAAGATGGTTTTGAGTGAGTTCTAATTTTTTTGATAATCTTATTGAGCATATTCACTTCAGCTTCATTTCTTGGTGAAAATGTCCATGCAAATTCAAATGGTCTAAATGGAACACCACCAAAAGTTTGTTCTTTAAATGGATTTGTTTTTACTCTAAATGTACTTTCAACGGCTGCTTGAATATTTGCACCGCCACCAAGAGCACCGACAGCTGCACCACCAAGAACACCGCCACCAAACAATGTACCCACTAATGCACCAGCACCACCACCGACAAGATTACCAATTTGACCAAGACCAGCTGTTGCAAAATCTTCCGCTTTTTTATCGCCACCCATTATCTTATCTCGCACTAATGCTAACATACCCAAATCAGTGCCTTGCCATTCCGCTTGCTCATTGTAACTAAGTTGATCGGGCATTGGTAAATATATAGTATGCAAAGAAGTTGCTACATTATAGTTTTGATTTGTATCTTTAAATTTCTGGTAGAGTTCTTTAGATTCATTTAAAACACCACCACCGAGCACTTGTACTTTGCTAGCTAGTTCTTCAAACTTGTCCATGACGTTTGTTGATATTTTTGCGCCTGCTTCTGCAGCCGCATCAATAACTTCTTGTTTTGATTGAAATGCCCCAATCGCCTTTCTGGTTTCTTCAGCATTAGTCAGTTCAGCATGAAGTTTATCCATTATTTCTTTTCCTGGTTTTGCCTCCAATTTTTTCTTTATTGATGCGACTTTGTTTACAAGGTTGCCCTCCAATTCTTTTAAATTCTTTTTAAAGTCTGTTCCATATTTACTTGCTACATGATCTTTAACGCCTTGCATACTTGCACCTGGCTTACGTTGAATAACCAGTCGAATACAATCTGGATGCGTAACTGGATTTACACCATCACTAGTTGTCAAATCTAATGGAAAATGAAAGCCTCCCATATGATATTCTTTTTCATTTTCTTCTATATCTTTTTGAATTGGCATTTATTTCCTCTTTCTTACACGAATTGCAGTTTGTTTCCAAACATATCTATCTGGCAATCTTCGTTTTTGTTTTGAATAAAATCTTTCAGTTGGACAAAATGCAGCTATTTCCCAATCTAATGGATGCACTTCAATTAATTTTGATGATATACTATCAGCTCTATATTTTCTATAAGAATACTTAGCATAACGAAATCTTCTATTGTTTGCTATTACTTTCTTCAGCGAATTGAATATAAGTTTTGTACTTGGTTTATATTCCATATTATTTAAATACTCTAATAAACTTATCATTGTTACAGCTCTTGCTTTTGGTGTCATAAAATGAAAATTAATGCCCTCAAACTCATTGTCTTGTTTGTCAAGAATAAACATCAACGGATACATATCAAAAACTGCTTCTACTTCTTCAGGATTAGGCACATACTTATAAAAGTACATTCTACCTAACATTAAGTTTGCCTTCTTTTTACCACCCTCTTTAAACATTCTACGATAATTAAAGCTTGTTGCATAATTAGCTGCATATTCTGAATAAAATTCAACTGAGCGTGAACTTCGTTCAATTATATTTTGTTGTTTTGCAGCTTTATGTGCTTTTTGAAAAAATGATTCTTCACCTAAAAATTTGATATGGTCATTCAAAACTTTTAAAATTGGTGTTCCACCACGATCTCTTATTTCTTCTACTTCATCTTTAAATTTTTCTACACTATCTTTAAGCTCTGGTGCTTTGCTCGCAAGTTTTTTAGGTGCTTTCTTTACAACTATGTGTGCCTTCTTGGCATGAGTCATAATATCATCATAAGTTGGAAAACCAAGGCCTTTAAGATGTTTTTTATACATTGTTCTTTCATTATGATCTAACTCTTTTACCAGCTCTCGTATTTTTCTATTTTCACCAATATTTCTAATGTGTTTTATTTTCTTTCTTCTAAAAAGACTTGCAGCTTCTCTAAAGATTTCTCTTACTCTAGGGTATCTTTGAAGTTTGGCCAAAGATTTAAAAATCTTTCTTTCGTCAACACCAGCACTTGAAAGTGATGGTCTTTTTGTATTTGTCTTTGTAGCTCTTAATTTTCTCTTAGTTGCCATTGTACTATTTATAATAGATTTTAGTGTTTATTTGATACCTAGCTCTTTTTCTGTAAGAACAACAAACTGCCAATCTCTCTTTTCTGCCCATTTTCGAGCAGCTTTCCATTTTGACTGATTTCTAACATAGGCCTTGAGTTCATTTCGATATTTACTAGATACTCGCTTTGGCTTTTTCGGTGGATTACATTGACTTTTTGGTTTTATCTCAATTATATACTTTTTATACTGTCCAGACTTAGATAGCACTTTTACATAAAAATCCACAAAATAACGTCTATTTCTCTTTTCAACTGGATTATAATATGGAATAACTATATTTTCAGATCCCCACTCAACAACATTCGGATTTTTATCTAAATACTTCATATATCTTAATTCCCAGCTTGAGCGATACTCACACTCATGCAGATCAGCTATATATTTCTCTTTATTTTTAACTTTATATTTACCAACTCTGGGATATTTTTTCATATATGTATTATAAATATAGTGAATGTTCAAGTATTTATAACCGGAGTAGAAAATGTCAATTAATTTAGGAAGCTTTGCAGCGCATAATCCTGGCTTATTTGCTAGGCCAAATCAATTTGAAGTTACTTTTGCACCAATACGACCGATTGGTTCTAGCGAAATTACAAAATATTTGACAATTAATTGTAATGCTGCAAATATTCCCGGAAAAACAATGGTAGTCGGTGATAAAGGGCCTACTTACAGATCATATGTAAAACAAAAAGTATATGATGATGTAACTTTTTCTTTTCATGTTAGCCATGATTTTAAAGAATTAAGATATTTCCAAATTTGGTTAGATCGAATGATTGATCCGAAATCTAATCGTGTTCAGTTTTATGACCATTATAAAGGTACAATTACAATTACTAATAAGACTAGAACGAACACTACATCAATGATAACAACTTTACATGATGCTTATCCAAAAAGAATTGACCCAATGGAACTGAATTATGGTACTAATGATAGTCCAATGGCTTTAAGTGTTACTGTTCAATATAGAACATATACTCAAACATATGTAACACCAAAAGTAAAAAGAGATTCACCAGAAGAAGAAGGGCCCGTAGCTTACCATGATGTAAACGAAGCAGCTAACAAAATAGATATAATGCATGACATTTCGGACAAAACACAAAGTAAGGTTAAACATGGAGGTGGAACATCAGACGAGTCTGATATTGAAACATTTTAATAATTAATAAATAATAATATTATTTTATATTAGGGAGTTAATGAAATGGGATTACCAAGAGTAGCAATACCAGAGTATAGTATGACTTTGCCATCTAGTGGCAAAGTAGTAAAATATCGACCATTCTTAGTTAAAGAGGAGAAACTTCTCTTAATAGCAATGGAAGGTGAAAAAGAAGATGAAATTATGACAGCCATAAAGAATGTTATTAAAGGCTGTATTTATGATGAGCTTAATGTTGATACACTTCCATTATTTGATATTGAATATATCTTTTTATGGTTACGAGCTAAGTCAAAAGGTGAAACGATTGAATTGGCTTATAGTTGTCCAACTTGTAAAAGTAAGATACCAGTTTCATTTAATGTTGAAGATATAAAAATACATAGAACGAAAGAACATACAAATAAAATAGAATTTACAGATGATTTGGGTGTAGTATTAAAATATCCAGATATAGTTTTACAAAAGAAAATATCAAGCTTAGAAGATTTAACAGAAGTTGAAATGGTATTTCAAACTATATTGACTTGTATTGATTATATCTATGATAAAGAAAATACATATTCTTCCAAAGATCATACTGAACAAGAAATGCAAGAATTTTTAGAATCATTAACAGATGTGCAATTTCAACAACTGGCCAAGTTTTATGAAAATATGCCAAAACTGAGACATAAAATTAAATTGGAATGTAAAAACAAAATAAAAGAAGAAGGCAAGAAAAATAAAAAAGTGTGTGGTTATACTGAAGATATAGTTTTGGAGGGTCTAAACTCTTTTTTCGGTTAAGCCTCTGCGACAATTCATTAGCTAATATGTTGCATACTAACTTTTCTATGATGCAACATCATAAGTATTCTCTTACAGAGTTAGAAAATATGTTACCATGGGAAAGAGAAATTTATGTAGCATTATTAGTACAATGGGTCTCAGAGGAGAATGAACGTATAAAAGCAGAAAACGCAAAAATGAGGGGATAAAATGCCATTTGAAAAATTAACAGATTCCGACCGATCAGGCTTTGCAAGTAAAACTTTTGTTGACTCTGTAAGTAAGATGTCAACAAGTTTAGTTGTGTATAATGAAAATATAGTCAAAAACACCGCTGTAGTTAAAGCTAATACTGATAAAGTTGCTGACAATAGTAATATTATTGAAACTGAGATCATTGAAGTCAAAGCAGAAAGAGTTGAACCAGAAAAACCCAAAGAACAGCCTTGGCTAATGGATGTTAATGAATGGTTGAAAAAAATATCAAATAGTTTAACAAGAAAACAATCACCTGAAGCACTAAGAAAGAAAGAAGAAGCAAAAGCATCAAAACTTGCAGAAAAAGAAAAGCAATGGAAATCAGATACTAAAAGATGGAGAAAAGGCCTATTAAAAAATGTTACAAAAACTCTAACTGATAATCCAGTTGCTAACTTTTTTAAAGATCATTGGGGTAAACTTTTACTTGTATTTAGTTTCATGTTCTTAAAACCAAGTGAAATGAAAAAAGTATGGTATGCTATTAAAGATGGTATGATGTGGTTGTGGGACAATGGCCCTGATATTGCTAAAGGCATATGGACAACTATTGAAGTTTTATTTCAAATCGGAAAATCCATTGTTACGGGAATAAAAAATGTTGTTGAATGGTTATGGAATAATATCATGGGTAGAAAAGTTACTGATGAAGATGTTGTAAGAGCTGAAAATAGAAAAGAAGAATTAAAAAGTAAAGATAGATATGGATTATTATCAAATGATGAGAGAGATGAATTAGACAATGAATTAAGTGATGAAAAAATAGACCAAATGAAAACAGATCGTGATGAATTTAAAAGAACTGGAAAACGCCAAGGTGGTTTACTTGGTGATAATCGTGGTATTGCAGGCATATTTATGGGTGTTGTTGCAGCAATTACTGCATTTGGTATTGCTCTTGCAGCTGCAACTGTAGCTTTAGCACTTATGTCAGCATCAATGGTTCCTATGATAGGTGGTTTTAAAGGCTTGGGTAAAGGCCTTAAAGGAATCGGAAAGTTATTTAAAAAGAAGCCCTCTAGGGGTCCCAAAGTAAGATCACGCGCAGATCAAAAAATTAGAGATTCAAAAGTACAAGATCGTAAAAAAGTAAGAGATCAAAAGAGACAAGCAAGAAGGGATACAAAAACAAAAGCTAAACTAGATAGTGGGCCTAAGCAGTCCAAAGTCGGTGGAGTTAAAAAAGCAAAGATATGGAGCAATGTAGAAAAAACTCCAAAAGCTCTTCCGGCTAAAACACCAACTGCATCTGCACCAAAAGCACCAACTGCACCAAAAGCACCAACTGCATCTGCACCAAAAGCACCAACTGCAAGACCAATAACTGCTAAGCCTCCAAGTGGAATGTCAACAACAACAACTGGTGCAAGTAAAATGGGCAAATGGGCAAGTAAATTTCCAAAACTTGCAGGGGGCATGAAGTTTTTAAAAAAGATCCCCGGACCAGTTGGTAAAGCTTTTACGACAGGCCCTATTCTTATGGCGCTTGCAAGTGGTGCTGATAAGAAAACTGTACTACCCATGATTGGAGCAACGCTTGGTGGTATTGGTGGCGGTTTTATGGGAACTTTGTTGGGCGGTATGATTGGTGCTGCTGGTGGGCCAGTTGCAATAGTTACTGGTATGCTTGGCGGTATTATAGGTGGTATGCTTGGTGATCGTCTTGGCATGGGTATTGCACAATGGTTAGTTGGAGATACAGTTGATGCACTTCCGTTTGATTGGATGAATGATTTACTTAATGGAGGCAAAGGGCCAGACGAAGGTGGTGATTTGAAAAAAACACCAAAAGATACTGCTAAAGAAACAGCTCCACCCCCTGACAAATCTGGAAAAACTGAGAAACTACCAAAAGGCAGTAAACCAAAAGCACCACAATTTAAAATAGATACTTTTATGTTAGATGATGATTCAGATCCCAATTCTCTTAAAGCAGCTAAAGCAGCTGAGGAGATGGTGAATCAAACCAGACAAAAAGCTGAAAAAATAAAACCAGCTAATAAAGGTTCAAGAGCTGCAAAGACAGCAGAGAAAGCTAAGAAAAAAGTATGGGGCAAGTTGGGCAGAGCAATGAGAACAATGCCTATGGATGTACGAATGTTAGTTCACGAAGGTTTGACAGATAAAGAATTGAAAATGATGGATTATGGTGCGTGGGACGACAAACGAAAATCCACAATGACTGATAAAGAAATAGCAGAAGTTGAAGCCAAAGATGCCGCAGACTTAAAAAAAGTTTCTGGTATAAGTGGTGGTGATGATTTTACGGGTGAGCTTGGACCGGCAACATCGCCAACGGATAAAGTAACGGGAATGAAAAACTTAGAGAAAGATAGAGCAGAATTGGAAAGTAAAGGCCAGGGTACTACTGTTGTTAAGGGTGGAGATACATCATCTGTAAATGTTGATTCTGGTGGTAAACAAACAATCGTAACACCGCCTTGGAAGCAAGGCGATTCTAAAACTGACCCGTATCTTAACAAACATTAAGAAAAAGGGGAGTGGCACCGAAACGGTTTCACAGCGTGCCTAGGTTCACATTCATACTATTGAGATAACCCAATATTACAAAGCCACTCCCCAAAATCTTATTGCTCAGCTAGTTTCTTAAAGTATTCCAAAGTTTCTTCGGAAGTTGATTCAGCTGCATCAACTGACGCAACTGGATCATTTGTACTTTCTTCAATAGTTCCAACAAACTCACCACCCGCATCATGGGCAATAACTGTATTGAAACGTGCTTCTAACTCTTGATAACT